TACCTTTTTTTACTTAATGCTGTATTGTTAAGGAAGAATGGTTCTAGTGGCGGAGTGGCGGTAGTGGCGATGAAAACACCAACCCTACAAACAAAAAGGACATACTCTAAATTATTTTCTACAGAAAAAAATAATTTGGATAGTGGTTTTTATAGAGAAAACTTTTGAACGACACAAAATGGCGTTGCCCTCCGCCCCTCCGCCACTCCGCCACTACCGCCACTCCGCCACTATACCTTTTATACCTTTGTTTTCTTAACTTTTTGTTCCGCCACCTTTCCAACCTCTTTTGAAACAATCTTCAACTTCTCGTTCTTCTGTCGCTCCCTTGGGTCGTAACCCTTTGAAACAACCATCTTGTCATACGCCTTCTTGGATATTTCACCACCAAGTCCAGGCAATACCGCATTCGCCGTAGCGTTCATCACAGGGACACCAACCTCCACCACCGCTGGTAGAATGTTGTCGTTCGTAACCTGACCCGATTTATTCATCAACTTGGACGCCTTTTTGTTGTTTAAGGCGACGGCAACAGGGTTGATCTTGTTGAGACCCTTGACGACCGAACTGAAGACACCATCACCGCTTAAGGACGATTGTTCCTTAAACTCCTTCAACATCGGTTCAATCATCGCAATCAATTGCTTTTTGGAGACCTTTGCTCCGCTCCACTTCTCTCCTTTCTTCTTTTTAAACATCTTTATAAATCGTTTCATTTCAGGGACACGCAACTTTGTCTCCAAGAATTTGCCCCTGACAGAGAACCCTTTGCCGACGAGTGTTGTGCCGATTGTTTCCAACGCAGAAGTGCCGTGTGCCTTGAGTGGGTTGAGTGTGTTGCTCTTGATGTTGATGTAGTCATTCTTTTTCATTTGAAGTGGTAAGAGGAGAGAAACAACGTCCTTGGACGAACGAATGTCCGTTTGGTTGGCGGGTGTGGTTGAAAGCACCTCTTTGGGGACAACCAACTTGTTGTAAGTGATGACCTCTTTCACGGGTTGATTTTTATTCATCTGTTCCGCATACAAAGCACCTCTGCTGTGACCCACATTCATGATGTTGTTTGCTCCATACTTGTCAATCGCCTTCTTCTGCTTCTTCTCGTGCTTCTTGTATGTAGCGGTGTCTTCAAATTCGTCTTTCAAAATGTAGCGAACATTATCCGTCCAGTCCCGCCAACCAGAACTTCCTCGGTGGGTCACAATTGCTTGGTCGCTATTTTGGTCTTTATAGACCTTCACACGTCCATCGCTCAACTCTCTGTCAATCTCGTAACCATCAATATTATCTATCATCTCATTTGTGTATGAATTGTCAATCAGTTTCTTAACTTTGTCTGCGGGTAGAGCACCCCCTTCTAAATCACGCAAAAGTCGCATCTGTGCCTTCGCATCTTTTTTCGTTGAACCCGCAGACTTTACATCTCCAGTTTCACTATTCCAAACCTTGTAGAGGTCTTTACCTCTAATCTTTCTCATTTTATACGGCATCTTGTAATATATATAAATATTAAAATATGCTAAATAAACCCTTTTTTCTATAAAAAACGAGGTAATCCTGACACGGCATACAATTTGTCCTCCATAGCACCACCCACCGAGTATCCGCCCCCCTTCATCGGTGCTGGGAATTGCTCTGGGACTTGATTAATTTTGAACCTTTGTAGCGACCCCTCAAGAGCATTTTTTATCATTTCAACAAGTGTATTCACACGGCGAACCATAGAAAGATAATCGTTATACCCATCAACAGCGATACGAGCATCTGCTTCAATATCCGCATCAATCTCTTGCTCCTCCTCACCTAAATCAAGGGGGTCTTCCGCCATACCCACATTATCGGCAGGTAATACAGGCATTCCAGTCCCGAATTGCGACAGGTCGGCATCAACTTCACCAGCAACATTACCAGCAAGGTCGCTAATGATAGATGAAACAATATCTCGTGCGTTCGTTCTCACATCTTCTTCACCCATTCGTTCCCGTTCAATAGTCGTAGCATTCTTACCGCCTTTGGGGCGACCCTTTTTCTTCGCAGGAGCAGGAGCAGGAGGAGGAGGTTGGTCGTCGTTAAAAATGTCAGCGACATTTGCGACATTATTCAACCCTTCAAAATTCTCCACTTCAAAGTATCGTTTCGCTTTGTTCCACATTTGGACGAATTCTGCTAATTTTCCCTGTAGTTCTCTAAACAACGAGGCATCTACCAACCCAACCACAGGCAATAACGATTTCGTTAATTTCCATACCCGACCACTCAACTTGTATGCTAAAAACAAGTAGCGTAGGATTTTTCTCGCATCTTCTTCGTTTCTAACCTCACCACCTTCCAAGTCAAAATACAAGAACATATTTTGAAAAATGCCGATGAGGTCCTCCAACATCACAATCATTCTCTCGGCAAGTCCATCAGCATCTTTTGGGACACCGCCATCAACAGGCACTTCCATCATTTTCACGCCTTTCTTTTGGACTTTCAATATTCGTTTCTTTGCCCGAGTCAATACTGCTTCTTCGGTTTCACTTTGATTATAACCAGGAATGGACGGCATTATATACAATAACAATATATTATATTTAAAATGGAGTGAATATTTCAACTTATTCTAAATATAATAATCGGCGATTTTGTTAAGTGGTTTTAGACCCTCCAATTAAAGAACATTATTCCTTAATGGGAGGCGAGGTTTTTCTAAACTAAAACAAATCCCAAACTATCAGCGACAAATTTGATTACATATTCATCATCATCGCCCCAACTTGCGTATTCTTCGCTATTCATATAAACCATCTTTGCTTCAACTACCTTATCGGCAATATCGTAGCAAGTAGCACAAAAGGAAGCAGAGGTATTTAATACCAATTCACATACAGATACTTCAAATCTAACAATTATTTTCTGTTTATCAACGGGAACAATAGCACTCATTATAATATACCTTTATATAAAATAAAATTGAGAAATACCTATTTCTTATAAAGACCCTTTTCCTTAACATACTTGGAAGCATCGGTCATCTTCAACCCTTTTTCTTTCATTATCTTCTTGACTATTTCTGCTCTCACTTTGCGACCATCAACGCCTTTACCCATCAAGGCAGGGGCGATTACATCGTGACCCAAATCATACCCAGCAGAAAAGGGATTAATGCCGACGGATTTCTCAAATGGTTTTCCAGCAGAAGTGCCGACCTTTTTCGCTACTTTCAAGGCAGAAGACAGAAAATTACCGCCCTCCACGACCTTTCGGGGGCGACCACGACCTCTTTTGATGATGCCTACATCGGCAACTCCGTCACCCGCAAGGTAAGAGGAGACTGCTTTTTCGGCGATATCACCCGCAACCTTTGTCGCCACAGGCAAGGCGACCTTGCCGACGCTTTTCGCCACCTTGCCGACGCTTTTCAAGGTTTTACCTAAATTAAAAGCACCGCCTTTACCAGTAGGACCAGATGCTAACAACGTAGAATTAACACCCGCAACTTTTCTTGGGCGACCACGCTTTTTTACACCAGCACCGACAATTGCGTCTTCGGCAACATTCAACGCTACTTTTTGGGCGATAGGTAGAGCGACCTTGCCGACGCTTTTCGCCACCTTGCCGACACTTTTCAAGGTTTTACCTAAATTAAAAGTTCCGCCGTTCAACGTCCTGTTATTAACCCTTTTAATCTCTACGGCGTTGAATTGGGGGTATGTCGCCATCGTCCCCGAGTCAATCATTCTATCTATTTGCCCGTGAGGCGACACATATTGTCCTCCAGGGGGGCGACCGCCACCACTCATACTTCCTAAATCGCTCATTTGAAGCATGTGGGGGTGAGTGACTTTTCCGTTCGCTCCTATAAAAGAACCACCGACCAATCCACTACTGCGACCACCTACGAAATGGTCGGGTTCGCCAGTATTCATCAGCATTACATACTTTCTCAAGGTGTCAAGTAACGCTCGGTTGTAAGGTGTATCGTATGCTAAACCATAGTTTCTACTCGCCATTTATATTATATTAAAAGATATTAATTAAATCCAAAGGTCATATATATATTAATTGCCTAAATCCACTTTTAGAAAAAGTGGAGCAAAAAAAATATATCTTTAATTCAATTTTATATTAAATAAAAAATTGAATAGGGGGTCGTAGGGGGACTTGTCCCCTACACCCTACACCCTACACTTAACGGCAAAGGCGGTCAAGGCGGGACATACCACCTGAACCCACACCAGCACCAGAGGCGACACCAGCACCAACCACTCTATCCGCCATCATACCACGTTTGAAGGGCATTTTTTTGACGGCAGTAGCAACTCTGTTTAACATAGAACCGCCGACCATACGAGCATACTGAACGCTTGACACGGGGTCAATTGCTTCGCCGTTGGTTTTAGCATCAAGAACCATCGCCTTTGTAAGGACACCCGTGAAGATGTTGCTTGAACCAGCGATAGTGGTGAAAATACCGCTATTCACGCAGATAATACAGATTTCGGGAGTGAAAGTATCGTTGCTATTGTTCGTAACATTAATTTGAAACTGAAAATTATATGCCCCAATAGAACCTGGTGCGAGGAAGTCAGGCAAAGAAAGGTCATACGCAGGTGATAAAACCAAGAGCGAACCAGGTGTATAAACGGAAGCACCGACACCCGTAGCATTCACAGCGACAGACCCAGCACCGCTGAATTCCGCCCACGATTGCTGGGAGTGGTTATTCACAGAAATACGCCACAAGTCTTGAGGAGTAGCACTTGAAAGAAGACCGCTGGTGTTGTTAAGATTGACGCTGATGCTGTTGATTTGACAGAAGGTGCTTGAGTCCTTGACGGTTTGAGAAGACATCGGTTTTCTTACGGACACGATAAAGTAGTCGGGAAGTTGATTGATTTGAATATTTTGAGAGTTGAATGAAGCAGACAACCCAGCACCTAAAGGAGCAGTCGCAGACTGGAGCGACAAGTAGCGAGGCAAGTCCATATAAGGCACAACATTACGAGCAGAGATGAGGTCGGTGGGTTGAGTAGAAAGGAAATTTACCAACATACGGGTGTTTTGGAAGGGATTTGCCTGTGCTTGAGTGCCTAAAGATACTTGGTAAGAAGTAGCAGTAGAAGAGGTGGAGAAGAAACGCTTACACGAACTATCAATATTGAATACAAAAGACATGGCGTTGATGCCGACAAGACCCTGTTTGTTGTAGGCACTCTCGCCGTAGATGAAGGGACTTAATCCCATCAAGGGTTCGGTCACTTGAACGGAGCAAGTGATGACGAAAGTATCGGCAAGATCAAGAGAAACGGGAGAAGCATCAGTCACCGGACCGACGGCAGAGGTATGAACCAACACGCAGGATTTCAAAGGGAAAGCACCACGAGGGTAAAGGTCGCCGTCGTAGGATTGGTCGCCGTAATCGCCTAAAGGATTGTTGGAAGCACCGCCACCAGCAGAACCATCGGCAAAAGATTTGTATGCTTGGTCGGGGAGCGTGGGGGTCATTCCGTTGTAACGATAGAGTTCTCTGTTGTTATTCAATCGTAGAATAGCAGGGAGAATGTCTTGTAAATTCGCAGATACGTTGGTGTTGTTAATCTGGGCGGAGCAGGTGGTGAAAAGAGAGTTCAAAGGGAATGCTTGGAGAGCATCGGTAAGTCCATAGTTGAAAGCACTTTGTCCCACGGGCACACCAGTAATGTTGATGGTGAAGAAAATATCACTCTGGACGAGAACCTCACGACTGACGACAATATTTTCGCTGGGGACTTGAATATTGAAGGTCATACTGGAGTTGGAGGTTGAAACAGCGGAGAATTGCTGGTAGGTGGTTGATGACGCACCACTTTGGACGGAGTAGGCGAGGTTGTCGGTGATATCGGCAATACGACTATCCTTGATGAGAACTGTAGAGAAGTCCGCTGACATATTATACTATACCCTAATATAAAAAATTTCGGCAATTCTCCCTAAATTCCTTCTAAAGTTTCTAAAAGGGTCGCCTCCGCCTTTTTTTGGCGATATAGTCTTTTAGTCTCATTTAATCTTTCCCTATTTGATGTATTGTAAAGTCTTCGTTGTTCCCTAATCTTGTCTGCGTTGTCTATTTTATATTGACGGTTGGATTCATATATCGTTTCCTCCTTTCTAATTGCTCTATTTGAATTCAATTTGTCTTCCTGAAGTTCAATCCAGTATTGCTCTCTTGCCTCTGCCTCCCTTTTGTCATTACAAGGGTATTTCTCAACCTCAAGCATTTTCCAACAATCCCACCCCCCATTCGCTCGTATGGTTTGATACAATTTAGTATTGTATCCTTTATCATTTTCATTATTACATTTGCTCTTGTGCGACCATTTTCTTGACCTAAAGTCTATAGTTGAACCAACATAGGTGCTTACAATCGTTGGGTCATCACAAACGAACTTATAAATAACAATTTTGGAATAATCGGTTGGAAGACGAGGCATCGTATAATGTAGTATGATGTGTCGTCTTTAAGTTGAATTGCTAAACATTCTACACTCCCCATTTTCGGTCGCTAATGCTTTTTGGTTGCCCGTTATCAACCTCGTCCTTCCCTTTGGAAGAATCAAAAAGATGTTTCCTTTCAAATAGAAACTTGATACTGGCGGTTGCCCCACTTGCTAAAACAAAAGGGACAAGTTCTCCAAGTTTGCTCCGCCAATACACATTAATATCAATATTGTTGAGAGGGGTGTTGCCTGTCATATCTATTCTGCGGTATTCGGCAGTTGGCGAATACAGAATGTTCGGTTTGAATACTTGCTGGTTGGTCGCCATATCTGTAATGATTTGGGCGAAATTGGCGTTGTTGCCTATACCGCTACTTGTCTGTCCGTTGTTAAACACTAAAGGTGCGGACAACTGATTGCTGACAATAGGAATGGTATTGGATACAAAGACGATTGAATTGACAGGAGTCCAAGTATCAATAGTGCTAAACTCTTGGAATATTTGTGTATAAACTTCCTGTGTTTGGGGTGGAACTGGGTTAGTTGGTAGGAGAATGGTTTGAACCCCTGTGTAATCAACTATCGGCAATTGATAATTGCGTCCAAAGGTGTTTCTTGCCGTAGGAACGATGCCGTAGTTTAGAGAAGGGAATGAATTGAAGAGGGCAAACAGAGGTGGGTTGAAGAAGATGTTGATGCGGTTGGTAGTGACCTTGTTGTCGTAGTTTGCGGACTCTGCCTGAAGAATGGCGGAATCGCTGGTAGTGTCCCACGTCATTATAGGTTGAATGGCGGTGTTGATTGGAGATGCT